GAAATCGTGGTGCGCGTCATCGGGCAGCACTTTGAATTGAATGACCCAACGGTCTCCATCATTGGGGAGCTTTCGCTGCCTTCCAAATGAGAGAAATTCACCGCAATACACAATTTCATGGTGGTTAATGGCATTTCATGGTGGTTCATGGCATTTCATGGCATTTCATGGTATTTAATATTAATTCAAAAAATTGAATTAAAATTATCACAAAACAATCAATGTAGCCAACACATTAGACAAGCATCAAGCATGACATGCAATGCGTTATATCAAACATCCAAGGTTCATCACAAGGTGTGTGTCCCATTTTCAAACATACCAAATTTTGCACGCATTGAAGAACATCTAAAACAAATCGTTTCAAATGAGATTGACGGGAAATGCATTCCAGCCGGGTTTGTTAAACCGGGGTCGTGCGTGCTGCAATGCTATTCTGTCGGAACCTTCCTCGCAGGAAACATTCAGTTCGTCCTTGACATTGAGTGCATGATTTGTTGTCCAAAGGAAGGAACGGTCATTTCGTGCGTTGCAAAAACGGTGACGCAAGCGGGCATTCGAGCCTATGCATTTAGCGAACCGTCGCCCGTGGTGGTTTACGTTTCTCGCGAAATGTATGACGCAGTTTCCAAAAATAGGCTCATGGCAAACTCAATGGACTCCATCAAACCTGGCGATGTTATACAGATTCGAGTGGTCGGCAGACGGTTCGAATTGAATGATAAGCACGTGTCAATCATCGGAGAACTGGTCTCGGCTATGATTTAAAAAATTGTTTCGTCAATTCCGTTTTTTGATTCTCTATTTCTTTCAATTGCGTCTCTTGTTCATCCACGTAACTCAAATAATCGGTTATTTTGGAAATGACAGCATCGTCCACGTTTGTCAGATTGACGAATGAACCGTTCTTGTTTTCGGTCAGGTCAACATTGTGTTGCGTTATTATTTTTAATATTTGAATTTGATGGTGCTGATTCAATGCTTCAACCCGGTCCTTTATTTGCTTTAAATCGGCAACTGGCATTGTTTTTTTATTGGAATTTGGAATACCGATTGGTGTCATGATAATTCTAATATGTTTTCATTCAACATTAATAACAAAATAAAAAAATCACACGACGACGATTGGACAAATCACTAAACGCAAATGATTTAAACGCGCGCCAATAAAATAATGCATCCATGCAATGCAACCGCAAAAGATGCCCCATCACATGCAGAAACATGCTCAAGCCGGAGCAATTAATGCCCTGCACAAGTTGCGCGAATTCATGCTGTATGACACAACCGCGACCATGTCGCCACCGCCACAAACAAATGCGAACCCGGACCCAAAACCAACCACGGACCCAAAACCAACCACGGACCCAAAACCAACCACGGAACCCAAACAAGCAAAAGCAAAGCCAAGTGAAAACGCATTTCAGCCGCCAATGCATCAAGACGTGCTGTATTGGTGTTTCTATGTCATGATGCACGGCGCATTCAAATACGAGCAACTGGCAAATCGTTTTACCACCGAGCAAGATGGAAAGCGCGACCAAGTGCTGCTTTTAAGAACCCAGATAAAAGCGTTGAAGCAATCCACCGGCATTAAAATAACAGCATCGACAATCGAAGGTGAAATCATGTGTTCGCACATTTCGGTGCACGCATTACAGGTGCTCGTCCATTTGAATTCCCTCAATGCCATCCTTGTAAATCCGCACAATCGAGTGTATGCCGAGTTTATCAGCGATGCGGTTTCCGACAAGCCCACATACATCATACAACGAAAGGATGAAAAAACGAGACGTGTGTGCATGACACAAGCGACCGAGGCACAATTGACTTCGTTGCGCGAAACCCATTATCGCATAGAAAACTTGCAGAAACCCATCAAATCGGTCAGCGCTTACACTGTTGCGGACCTAACCGAAATGTGCCATCGACTGAAAATCCAGCTGAAGCCCAAAATGAAAAAACAAGAAATGCATGAGGCGATTTCACATAAACTTTTTTTATAATCGTGTGCATTGGTGCATAAATTCAATGAATTAAGTGATAAAATTGAATTTAAATAATATGCTCTTTTAATATACATCATCGGACTCCGCAAAACAATGCAGAAACATCAAAAGCAGGCACCACCGCACGAATTGTTTGATCGCATGATTGAAGACTATTTAGGCGGGGTGTTGCGAACTGATGGCGGCACACTTGAGCTGGAGGTGCGGTTTGGAACCCGCAATTTGAAACACGTGGCATCCACCACCAAAATCGATTTTGACAATGTGATAAAAACCTTGCTGTCCGCGGGTTTTGTCATGGAGAAATCGGATGAATACACCCTCAAAATCAATTCCGAGATTCAAGACCCACACACTGGAAGGCCCAAAATGGCGGACATTCGCACCGAAATCCGAGGCATCCACAACGTTCAACAGTACTGCAGAACCAATTCGTTGGACAAGGTCGTACCTGTGTTCGTTCAAAAAACGGGTTGCGAAGGTAGTGACGGAGAAATAATTCCTCCTCTCAATTTCGACGACTTCAATTTCCGCCTCTCTCTGCAGAAAGAAAAACAGTTTGCGGAGTCGTCGTCCGTTGCCAAAACGGTGGTTGGACCCTGGCGCAGCAGCAAAAAAACGTTTCGCTACATCAGTCGCAGCACCTTTCGCAACCCTGCATTGCCATTCGTGGTGGACATGAGCATCGTGAAAGAATCTCGTCGCGAGTATGCCGGCAACGGCGGCAGCAATCACATGATTCCCGCTCACACGTTTGCCGAATCGCAGGTTGCAGAATCCCAGCCCAAATACGAAATCGAGATTGAGGTGCTGAACGATGCGGTGGGGCAAGGAACCGCGTTCAACACGACGAAAAAGCTGGCCGATGCGTTGCGGTCCGCCATCAAGACCGTCATGTCCGGACTGCAAGGCACCAACTATCCGGTCGGTGCGGCCGAGATGGCGCTCGTCGCGCATGAATACATGCATTTATTGCATCCGGAACGAGAACCACAGAGAGAAAAGGACACCCCAGCGAACGTGAAACTGCTGCCCAAACACTTCATCGGGCCATCGTCATACACGCTTCAAGTGCAAAACATCGTGCCCATAAACGAAAACTGCACCATTCCCAATGTGCGCAACAATTACACGGTCACTGATAAGGCCGACGGCGCGCGCAAGCTGCTTTACATTTGCCCTTCCGGTCGCATTTACTTGATTGACACAAACATGCGGATTCAATTCACCGGTGCGCAATCCGACAATGACAAATTGTTCTACACGCTTCTGGATGGTGAGCACATCCTGCACGACAAGAACGGCCGATTCATCAACCTGTTTGCCGCGTTTGACGTGTATTACATTGCCGGCAAGGACGTGCGCGCACTGCATTTTGTGCCTCCATCCGCAGAAGCGCCAATCAGCAAGTTCAGGCTGCCGCTCTTGGTGAACGCCATAAATGAACTGAAGGTTCGTTCTGTCGTGCGCGGAGCACCCACGTGTCCGGTGCGCATTGAATACAAGAAATTCAAGTACACCGGGGCAGACCAAAGCATATTTCAGTGCTGTGCCACGCTGATGTCGCAGATTGATTCCGCCGCATTTGAATACAACACGGATGGCATGATTTTCACGCCGGCAGACGCGCCGGTGGGAGGCGAGGCCGGTGGCGAGGCGGCCGGACCCAAAACCAAAACCACCTGGGGGCTTTCATTCAAATGGAAGCCGACGGAAGCCAACACGATTGACTTTTTGGCCACGCTGGTAAAGGACACGAACGGACAGCCCAAAGTGTCAAGCATTTACACGGACGGCATGAACGCTGCCAAACTGGACCAAGTGGTTCAATACAAGACGCTCACGCTGCGCGTCGGGTTTGACGAAAAAAAGCACGGCTACTTGAATCCGTGCGAGGATGTCATACAAGGCAAGCTGCCGGCACACAAAAAAACCGGAGCCAGGAATGACAGCGATGATTCATACAAACCAACGCCATTCTATCCCACGAATCCGTATGACCCGAGCGCACATGTGTGCAACGTCGTCCTTCGCGCAGATGCGGCGGGGAATCGCGGCATGTTGCTGACCGCAGAAAACGAAGTCATTGAAGACGGGACAATCATCGAGTGTGCATACAATGTTGGCGCTGCTGACCCCCGGTTTCGATGGGTTCCGCTCCGCGTCCGCACCGATAAAACGGCGGAGTATCGCAGCGGTCAGAAGAATTACGGCAATGCTTACCATGTTGCCAATTCCAACTGGCACACCATTCACAACCCGATTACAAAGAAGATGTTGACAACGGGCAAAGACATTCCGGACGAGCTGGCGGACGATGATGTGTATTACAACCGCGTGTCAGCGTCCGGCGACACCACCACTCGCGGGCTGCGCGATTTCCACAACCTCTTTGTCAAGCGTGCGCTCATTAACGGTGCAAGCAAGCGCGGCAACACGCTCATTGACTTTGCGGTGGGTAAAGGCGGCGACCTTCCAAAATGGATCCACGCCAACCTGTCGTTCGTGCTCGGCATCGACATATCGAAGGATAACATTCAGAACCAGCTGGACGGCGCGTGTGCGCGCTACTTGGATTACTGCAAGCGCTTCAGCATCATGCCGGGGGCGCTCTTTGTGCAGGGCAACAGCGCGCTCAACATCAAAAGCGGCGCCGGAATCAGCGGCGAAAAATACAAGCAGGTCGTAAAAGCCGTGTTTGGCGATGGGCCCAAGGACAAGGCGCTGCTGGGGGAAGGCGTGTATCGCGAATACGGCAAAGCCGAAAACGGGTTCAACGTCTCGTCGTGTCAGTTCGCCATTCATTACATGTTTGAAACCCGCGCAAACGTGTGCAATTTTATGCGAAATGTGTGCGAGTGCACGGAAGTGGGTGGCTACTTCATTGGCACCACATATGACGGTGCGACCATGTTTGACGCGTTGAAGCCGTATGAGATGGGGGATGGCATCTCCGTGATGCACAATGGCAAACGGGTGTGGCAAGTGACCAAGGCGTTCGCATCCACCGAATTCCTGGATGACGAGACAAGCGTGGGATACGCCATTGACGTGTATCAGGAGTCCATCAACAAGACGTTCCGCGAGTATTTGGTTAATTTCAACTACTTGAAACGCATGATGTCGAATTTTGGATTCGACGTTGTGGAGCGTGAAGATGCACTCAAGGACCTGGGACTGCCGGACGGAACCGGCATGTTTGAGCAGCTCTATGCGCAGATGATGGAACGCATAAAACAGAACCCGGCGTCTGCATCCGATTTAGGGGATGCGCCCAACATGCGTGACTACGAGCGCCGCATCTCCTTTTACAACCGTTACTTCGTTTTCAAGAAGGTGCGGTCCATCGACAATGCGGAGCTGGTGGTGAAGAGCTTGTTGGGCACATCCGCCGCGTTCGAAAAACAGATGGCGGCATTGGAACAGGAACAGGCGGAACTTGATGAATCAATGACAACGACAACGGCACCCCAAACCGTGGCCTCTGTTGCATCCAAGCCCAATCCAAAACCTAGAGTCGCCAAGCCTGCGACTACTGCTGCGACTACTGCTGCCACAAATGATGCGGCGACTGTTCCTGGTCCTGAACCAGAGAAAAAAAAGCCCGGTAGAAAACCCAAAATTCAACTGGTTGTTAAAGAGAAAGACTGAATGAATGAAATTACAACGTAGATGCAACTGCACATTGTTAAAAATAATATAACTTTAATTTATAGTATTTTTTTGTGTTCATGGCTTCAACAAATCCGTTTGCATCATTAATAGACAAATCAATCGCACCTGTTGTGGGCGCATCGGGCGATGTCAATCCGTTTTTAAAACCCCCGGGTGTTTCAGGGGCTGCTTCAGGGGCTTTAAGTTCAGGGGCTGCTTCAGAGGCTTTAGGTTCAGACACTTTGTCCGATGGTTCATGGACCGATGATGAGGTTGACCCTTCGTCATTTAAACCTTTGATGACACGCGGTCGTTCTCGTGCTCGGCCAATCAGCATTATAAAAAGAAGCCTGACGCGAAAACGCATTAATAATCCGGACTCTCAGGTTGGAATGCAATGCCTGCAAGGAAAGGATGGCAAATATTATTACGTTTCATTTGACCCATACAATCCATCACATTTAGAAATAATAGACAAATTGAGTCCATTGCTTGTGAATCCAACACCCAGAGAATTTCAAAAAGGTGCATTATACACATACATATTTGCATCCATTATCACAAAGAATCCAGACACAGGCGCAGATGTTCAACTCGTTCCACCAAAATTATACGCATGCCGCGCACAAAACAATTTTGAATTGGGCACAAAACATCATCATATATTTTTTCGCATGGCTCTGATAAAAGAATTGGCCAGTGTTGCACAAGCCAACGGAATTGATGAAAACAAAGTGGAATACGGATTGTATGCATCTGGTGAAATAAAATGCATCACACCTACAAAATTAATGGTTAATTTTTTTTCAGGAACATACAAAATGAAACGTAAAATCAAAATCCCCAAATTCCCCAAATCTAGAAAGGGTGTTCCATATGAAATAGATGATATAAAAAAACTAATGCGGCAGATTGACATTAATTACAAAATAAAATACAATCCTGCGCCATTCATAACATCAGATTTGTCAATAACCCGAGAACAACTGGATTTTTTGGAGTCAAACGGATTTCCGACATTTGGGTTCAACACAGAAAGGCAATGCTATGACATGAAAATTCACATTATGCGGGCCAAAAATGTGGAAAAAAGAACACTGGGATTAGAAGAAATGAAACGAATACATGCTGAAATACTGCATCCTCGCCCGGCTCCACCTCCCACAAATGCTTATTTGCTGACTTCGGCTCAACTTAAAGATTATGCTCATGATAATAAATTGACAGTTCCAGAACCCCCATATGACACTGAAACGAAAAATGCAGTTCGACAAATCGTTCAATCACACATGGACGCAAATAAAGGCAAAGGTGGCGGGAAAAAAGGAACACTAAAGAAGAAAAGAACAATGAAGAAGAAACGAACGTTGAAGAAATGAATATGAATGAATAAGTCTCTTTATTTTTAAAAATTGATTTAAAAATAACACCATAACATAACAATTAGAAACAAGAGAACCCAGACAACCCATCCACATCAACAACATCAACAACAACAACAACAACAACAACAACAACAACAACAATGATCATCCCCGTCAAGTGCTTCACATGCGGCAACGTCATCGGAAACAAATACGAATACTATCTCAGCAAAGTGAGGGAAAAGAAGATGGCTCGTGGCATGGACACCGAAAAGGTCATTTATTTAACCAAAGAATTCATCAATAAAACGCCGGAAGGAGAGGTGATGGACGAACTTAAGCTGACTAAAATGTGTTGCCGTCGTCACTTCTTGACGCATGTGGACATTGAATGAAATGTCAAATGGACGCTTCATTGCATTTTGTCTTCGTCTGACATGGAAATGTCATTCAACCCGGATTCGTTCAAGCCGAAATCGTTCAAACTAGATTGTTTTTGTTTTTGACGAGTTGCATGCGGCATGCGATTGTTTTGCAGGTCGTCTTCGATGATGGACAAACAAACGCCCACCGCCGTGTATCTCAATGCACATGGAATAACACCATTCACGCATGCGGCAATGGACGCCAGCAATAGTTTAGCCGAAACAACCATCGAATGAAGGCAGTGCGTTGCAAATGCTCTCGTCCCTCTTGCGTTGAAATGTTTGAATTTGAATTTGGATTTGGACATTGCGTTTGCTTCTTGGTTGGTGTAAGGCAGCATGATTGTTTTGTTTATTGATTTGTTGATTTGTTGATGTATGTTTTTATCTATCTATGTTTTTTACAATGCACAAAATATTTATAATATGATTTCATATTATATATAAACATCAACGCACGCATGAAAACACGGCGCAACACCAAACATGCGCTTAGACGCAGTCGCCGCAGCAAGAAGGGCGGGTTTGGAGGGTGGCCTCGAACCACGACGGTTGGTCCTGCTTGGAATGGCCAAAATGGAGGCAATCACTTCAAATTTGGCACAAATGGCATA